TCGTATTTAACAACCAACCCGGTAGTTGTTGAAATGTCATCTACACGTAATCTGTATAGATCATCTGTAAAAAACTTACGTGCAGAAGTTGTAGCGTCTTGATAAAAATACCTGCCACAAAAAGCGTCTATTTGCCTACTAGCTGCATTTACTGCGTCATCAATTAAAGTATCATCTGCTGTATCGCTTGTAGGTATGCCAACAAACGTCTTTAATTCGTCCTGTGTACAGTAACCGTTAGTAATAGCCATAAGATATTATCTACCTTTCTTTCGGCCTTTACCTTTGCCACCTTTCATTTTTTTACCGTAATGTTTTGGCATTAAATCCTACTTGTCTTTTATAACTTTTTTTTCAGCTTTAGGTTTTTTATCTTTAGTTTCAATTTTACCACCAGCTGCTTTAATAGCTTTTTTAACTTCTTCAGCACGATCTGCCTTACCGTAAATTTCGTAATTCTTTAATTCTTTTTTAAGTGCTTCTATTAATTTTTCGTTTGCCATAATTCTTTCCCTAAGCAGTTTGGTGTATCTATTGCTAGACACACCAAGACTACTATTTTAATTAAAAGGTTGGTGTTACCAATCCTGTTCCACTCATCTTTGAAATACCAAGTGGGTATCTTCCAGAAGCAAAAGCAACATAACCATAAACAACCATTTTAGTTGTTAATGATCCAGCGTTTGTTTCCTCAAATTTAAGTTGGAATAAACTATCTTCAAATAAGATATGGTCATCAGCTTTAACTAAGTAAATTTGATCCTCGTTAGTACCTGCACCTGCGTTTGTTACAACGTTAGCGTCTGTAATAACTGGAATACCTAGTAATGAACCAACTATGTTTCCATATTTAGCTGCTTCACCAACACCTACTGCGTTGTCTGGGTTATTACCAGCTGGAACAACTAATGGACGGTTTGTACTGTCCACACCTGCTGTAATGAAACCCCAACGTCTTGGGTGCATAATAAATGCTGTTGGTGGTGCAAATCTATTTGAATTGATTTCTTGAACTTGATCTGCAAGTTTAGGATATAATTCGCCAACTGTTGGACTTGCGTCTGTATAGGTTGTTTCATTAACACCTGAAACTGAAGCAATACCTAATGGTTGTCCAGATGAACCAGAACCGTTAAGCATTAAGTTATCAAGTTTTGTGTAATAAGCTGCAACTAAGTCTTGGAATATAATGTTTTCCAATGAGAAACCCGGTTGTCCACCTCTTTCAAGTGCTTGTCTTGAAACGTCTTGCTGACCTGCAATAGTATCAACATTGACTGTTAATAAGGTGTCGTCCATATTTGTTTCTTGAACAGCTGAGTTTTCACTAGCTTGTTCTGCTGCTGCTGATCCAGTGGTAATTCTGGATATTTCAATTTTGTTACCAAACGCTGGTAAATCCTTTTTAGGAACAGCGTTATAAAATGCAGAACCAGCTCTTGCGATTGGTGCAAACTCATCTACTAAGTATTGAGGTACAACTAATCCTGTAAAAGCACCAGTTCCAACATCTCTAGCTTCAAAATCTTGGTGCTTGTTAAGTCTTTCTTGTGCTCTAAAGTCGCCTGATCTAGCTGCGTAAGCGTCTGCAATAAAAGAGTGGTCGCCACCCTTTCTATACAGATTTGGCTCGTTCACTTCTACAACAGCTTCTTTTTCGCCTAAGTCCTCGTCCTCAACACCAAGCAAATTTCTGCTTTCTTTAACTGCTTTCAAAGTTTCAGCAGCTTCTCTAGCTTCTTCAATCTTTTCGTTCATCTCTTTGATTTCAGCGTGTAGTTCGTTTGATCTAGCAAATTTGCTATCAAATTCTTCACCAGCTTCCATTTCATCAAGTTCTGAAACAAGACCGTCTAGTTCTGCTACTTTTGCTTCTCTAGCTTCAATTAATTTTTTCAATTTAATTTTCCTTGTGTTATTTTCTTATACTTCTGCGTAGAGTGTGGTAGTTAAGTGTGATACACGGCTATAACCACGGCTATACGTCTTTTAGCGAATACCGTCCCTTTCAAGTTTCATTTTTAATAAATCCACTTTAGGATTACTTCGCTTTTTATCAACGTCATCACTTTCAGCGACTTGGTTAATAAAACTTTCTAAAATCTCTGTAGCTTGTTCGCCACTTCTTGCTTCAACTAATTCTTTGTGCAAGTTCTCTATATCTACACCACGAAGTTTTGCACCTGCCCACGGATTAGCTGGATATGTTACTACTGATACGTCAAATAATCTTGCTTCGTTTACTTCTCTGTTTTCACCGTTTTGGTCAAAATTATCTTTAATTGCTGCAAATGCAAATGACATTTCGTTTAAATCGCCACGCTTCATAGCACTTGCAACTTCTGCAACTGTTGGGTTTGATGGATCAAGTTCAGCACGTACAAATAAACCGTAATCATCTTCTTCTAGTTCTAATGTACCTGATGAAGTTCTTGCCAATGGTATGCCATCGTGATTAACTAAAAATCTAACGTCATCTTGTTCTTTTAATGTTTTCTTAAATGCACCGGGTTTAATTGTTTCGTTATATTGTCCCCTACTATCACGAACACCGTAAGGTTTGTTAAATACTGAAGCATAACCAGTAAATAATAGCGTATCATTATCGTTGCTATTTCTTTCTTCTACTGCACTAAATGTAAAACTTCTATTTTCAGTTTTCTTATCCATTTCTTTAAGAATAGTGTTGCGTTTTTGTGTTTCTAGTGTTTGTGATATAGCAACTGGTCTATCAAACACTTCTAAATGTTGTGTACTCATTTTTTCTTCCTTTGCACTATAACGTGGGTGTTCTTTTGGTAATAAATCATTGTCTGATCTATAAGCTGGGTTTTGTGGTCTATCGTTCTTTAGTAAATAACTAAATGCACGTAACCTAGCTAGTCCCCACGCTTGACGACTAACACCCGGTCTATGACTTGTTGAGTATGCACCAAATCCACGTCTAACAACTGCTTTAGCTGTACCCATTTTTAATTTACGCCAATCTGTCATACCCTTAACTTCTTCATTATGTTTTTCAATGCGTCCTCTAATAGCTTTTTCTGTACTTTCGCTAAATTCAATGCCACCTTGTTTACCACTTGCAGAACCTTGTGGGTTTTCCTTACTTCCTGTAATTTGGTCGCTTTTTGGTGCTGGTGTACTTGGATCATTACGTGGTTCTAATTCACCCTCACTAACAAGTTGTGCAATTTTTCTATCTGCCCAATCTGCTGCTTTCATAGGTTCTGTCCACGGATTGCTACCCCACAATAAAAATGCAACATCACTAGCTACCCAAGTATCTGGATCTTGTGGGTTTGTTTTATCTCTATCTAAATCGCTGATGTGTCTTTTATGCCACGCTGCAATACGTACAATTTTATCTATGCTAATTTGTTCGCCACTTGCCATTTGTCTTGCTTCACGTTTTGTTTTTTCAGTTAAACCGTCCCCTGCCTTATTAAGATTATCTAAACCACGTTGTGCATTTTCTTGCATAAATTTAGGTGGTGTTCTATCAACTTGTCGTAATTCTGTTTCTTGATCTAAACTATTTTCTTCTTCTTTTTGTTTAGCTTCGTTAATCAATATTGCTTGTAATTGTTTTTCAGCTTCTTCGTGTGTTTCGTGGCAACCCATAATTCTACCATCATCAAGTTTGACTACTGCGTGTCCTTTACAATCTTCATTGTCCATTTGTATTTCGTATGGCATTAGTCTGGCCTTACTACTATTACATTTCCTGTTGCACTTGAACCAATACAATACAATTCATTGTCTTGTGGAATACGCATTGTAGTTGAAGCATTGTTTGCTAGTTCAAATCCTGTGCTTGTTGTAACATTAGAACCACCTAAATATATAGCTGAACCGTGTTCGTTGTGAATATATATTTGTTGATGAAAATTTACGCTATCTATAATTTTTGTTGCTGTTGTGTCGTTTACTGCAATACTTTCACTAATCATTTGGTAACTCGTTTGTTGGGTCGTGTTCGTCTATGCCTTGTGGTTGTAATGTTGGATCTACCAATGCACCTTGTAAACCAATGTAGAACTTGTCGCCACCCTCGTAAGGTTCTAAATCCATTTTTGCCCTTGCTTCGTTTGGTGTCATAATTCCAGAACTAACAGCTACTTGAAATGACCTAACTCTACTTAGTTGGTCGCCACGGCTATATTCATCTGTGTCTAATTTAACAAACTGTTTACCCGGTAATAATGTGCTAAATCCGTCTTCTATTCTTCTAATCCACGGCAACAATGTATGTCTAATAAAAGCAAGTCCATTACTTTCAATATTTGAATAAACATTTGAACCGTCTTTAGATAACAACAAATGTGCTGGTATTCTAAATACTCTTGCAATCTCGTGTACAATCTGATCTCTTGCAGCTATAAGTTCGTTTCCTGCTGCGTCTGATATAGCTTTCCATTTTAACCCACCAGTAAGAACTGCTGGTTTTCTATTTCTATTATGATTACCTAACCAAGTTTCTTTTAAGATATTTGCTTGTTCAGCTGTTAAGTCCCTGTCGGTTTCTAATACAGAACTTGGTGTACCACCTTGTCCATAAAACTGTGCGATATGTCTTTCCATAGCCAATGCAAGTCCATAGGTATTTGAATTGGTGCGAAGTGGACTTACACCTATTAACTGACCGGGATAGCAATACCACACAAAATGTAACATATTGTCGCTTGTTATTTTTCTATCGTAAGAACCTTTTTTAGTTTGTAGCATATAAACTTTTTGTCCGTCTGACATTTCAACTTTCACTTTTTCTGGGTGTATTGGTGTAAGCTGTATTGGTCTGCCTTGTCTGTCTTTATCTACTAACACGAAACTATTACCGTGCATAGCTAATGATGTAATTATTTGATGTAACAATGAAAACATTGATAGATCAAGACTTATATTTGGTTTTTCTAAAAATTTTGGTTTATCAGTAAATATTGTCTTTTGACCGTCATAACGAAGTGTTTTGACTGGAAGTAACGCAATACTATCAGCAATTAATGATATTGCACTAAATACAGTTGATATACCAAGTGCAGACATTTCATTAACTTTTTCCCCAGTGTAGTTATATAAACCACCCTCACGTAAAGCTAATAAATCAACAAGGTTTCCTAAAGCTGCGTCCCTGTTTTCTACTCTTTTGAATAAACTCATCTAACTGCTAAATAACTTCCTATAATTAAAAACGCACCAGCGACTATTAACGCTAATGATACGTTTATTGTATATACTCCATAAATTATAAGTCCTGCACCTAATACTTCAGTTAGTGTTGTTATATAGTTTTTCATAAGTTTATAATAGCAACTTTTGGTTCATCATCTAACGGATCTGGTGCAGTTATACGGTCAAGCATAATAACCATAGCTATTGCAGCGTCAATCTTTCTTTTACTTCTACCCTTTGATAATCGCCAACCCATATCAGTAGTACGTTGTGCTGCTGACATTACTTGATCTGTAAACGTTGGGTCGCCGTCGTGTCTTACTTTTGTGTTTGCAATTAAATCATAAGCGTTGCCACAAGCTGGTATCATACGTGAGTGCGTTTGTGGAAAGTTTACCATTGGTACGCCACGGTCTAATAATACTTGTGCTGAACGTTCAAAAAATGCTGGGTCATACGCTACTTCTTTAACTTTGTAATCTTTCATTAATGAAATAATAAATGTTTCTATTTCTTGGTAATCCATAAAGTTTTCATCATTTGGTAGCCATATTTTAGATTTCATATTAATTATTTCATTGTCATCTTTTTGACCATACACTATTGCAACGCTGTCGTGTCGTAGTGCCATATCTACACCAACAAATGTATCTAAGCCAACTTCTAGTTCTAATTGTTCATCTTGACAAGCTAACCATTTTTCTATCTCTATCCAACTTTCTTCTTCTGTTCTAGTCCATTGATTAAGGTGGTATCGTTGAAACTCATTTATTGGTAATGACTTATGCCTACGTCTTAGGTTTTCTATTGGCCACCAATCATTAGGAATTGCCGGGTTTACTTTTTCCCAAATGCTTTCGTCTGTTGGGTTATCATCTTCTTTTGCACCAATCCATTTAAAATAAAACTCTGGATCATCTTGCTTACCTGCTTCTTTTAATAATCCACGTTGATACATACGACCTGCCATACTATCTAAATCGTGTCCAGCTGTTGTGATGTTTAGCACTAATCCGTCTTTACGTTTAGCTGTATTGTTTGATAAAACATAATGTACACGTTCTAAGTTAATGTTATTCCACTCGTGTATCTCATCAGCTATAAAGCAACTGTTTCTACCACCGTCTGCTGTTCCTGCTTTTGCTGCTACTCTAAATGCTCTACCCGGTGCGTTCTTTACCTGTATTTCGTTTTCAAACGTTTCAACCATATCACGTAAAAATATACTTTCTTCGCACATAGTTTTCATAGTTCCAAACACTAGGTTTGCTTGTTCGTAACTTGCAGCTGCAACGGCTACTAATGGACTGGTTA